GTAATACACCTTGACCTGGTATATTTGCTATCGGATTGATACCTGCTTTATAAAGCGAATCTCTTTCTGTTTTCTTTGGTGAATAAGACAATGATGTAATACCTACATATTGACCTCTACGTGGACCAGCTGGTGAGAACCAAGGTGCATTATTGAAGTCTGATGCAGCCATAATACCAGCGGTACTTGAAGAACCAGGTATTTGAATGTATTCATCATGATATTTGTCATATACTTTAAGGTAGTTATTATCTACGATAAGGTAAGATGAATTGGTAAATGTATCAGCTGTTGCAATAGCATTTGTTACCGGAGTTGATGATGCAACGATATCTGCTCTTGCAGGTGAAGCTGTTACAACACAATCTTTACGTGTTGTTCCTGCTATTGCTACAAGATTATTAACAACAGTCGTTTGATCTGATCTTGATGACATGCCTGGAGCGATAAGGAAGTCGACAGTGATTGTATCAACATCGTCAAATTTACCAAATCCTGTCGCATATTCACCTGGACCTAATGCGCCAGAGTTGACACCATTTGTTAACGATATATCTCTTTGTGACGGAGAAGTATATGCGCCTGTCTGAAAATGCGCCCGGTGTGTAGTGACAAAGCTATCTCCACTATCTGCAGGCGTACCTGCAAGATCTGAAAACTTATTTTCTGTTCCAAAGCCTGCCATCCAAACATATTCTGATTGATTGTTGATAACATCTTTGATAAAGTTAGTAGATCCGTCAGTATTTACTGCATTAGATGCTAATGATACAAATGGAAATCTTTCTAATACATCCCCCTTTGTTCCAGTAAATTCACCTTTTTCATCAATAACTACGACATGCATTTCATCGCCACCATAATTTTCTGGCACGTTTGAAGTAAGTTTTAGTACATCTGTTTTGTTTCTAACGAAATCAGATGTAGTTGGTGCAGCGTCGAATTCTCCTGCGTATGCCCAATTGTCAAATTCTGCAGTTGTTGTTCCAGAATCACATCCTACAAATGATACTTTAAGTGAGTTGCCTAAGTTGCCAGGCCATTTTGCGATGAATGTATGATTTTCTGTATTTCTTGCAGCGATCTGATCATCCCAGTTGTTTCTGTTTTCGACTAATACCGTTCGCTTATCACCAGCGGAAAGGCCTGCGTTACCGATCGGGCTAAAGCCTGCATCTGAGTCATGTGAGTTAAAAGCAGCAGAAGTAACTTCTCTTACTACTTGCATTGTGTTTGCGTACCGTAAAAAGTATGCGGCACTGTGAAATTCTATTGTGTTTGAAGAATCGGGAGAACCGAACGTTTCAGCCAGTGCACTTTCATCAGAAACTAACGTAGCCTGTTTGACAGGACCCCAGTTAAAATTTCCTACGAAAGCCCCTGTAGTGGTCTGAACATTGGGTACTACACCGCTTCTATCGAGTTCCCTGACGGTAATCGCCGGTGACTCTGATGGTGCTCCTATTGCCATGGTTTGTGTCCTTCTTTGAACTTAAATGATATGTTTTTCATAATACGAATATTCAATTACTGTTATTTATAACATTAGAAATCTTGCTGATATTCAACCGCCCAAGGAGAACCTTCTTCTTCTCGTTCTATTTTAGCAATGGCATCACTACCATCATCAATAAATCCAAACGATGGTATGTCATTTTCTATTTCTGCTATACGTTGATCATATAACATTTGTTTTATGTCTATATCGGTAAGATCTCTAAACATTTCTGTTGTAGCAAAGTAACCAAACATAACTAAATTCATCATGATATCATCGTGGTTGCCCTCTGAGGCCTCGTATGATTGACCTTTAGCAATAAATGTAGATATCTCAAGTATTGTTTCTTCATCTACGATCTCTAACTTTTGTGTCTCAAGTAAGTCTTTAATACCAGAACAACCGAGTCTCTTAACCTTACGTGTCATCTCAGTACCAAGAGCATTCGCTTTAATAGCACTGGATACATGCATATTCTCATACTCAAAGTCGTGGTATAAACCATTACATACAACTTGACCTACATCATTTGATTCTATTACTACATACGCATTGTTATACAAAACAGCATACTTATAAATAATTGTAGGGAAGAGTATTGGAGAAATAGTATTACAGCGGTATACAGCCACCTGTTTAAAAGGTCTCGTGCTAATGTCGATTAAGGTAAAAGTTGAGTAGTCCTGTCCTCTTCCCCGCGATACATCCACACACATGATATAATCTTTTTTCTTTTCTGGTTCTTCGTATACTAGAAAGTTGCCGCCTTCTGCAAATTTTTTAGGAGCTTTAGCTCTCAGCTTCATTAATGTTTCGGCATTGATAAGCGTATCACCTGTACCAAAGAATGTATTACCGAACTCCTGATCAAACTGCAATGGCGAAGTATTCGCTATTGTTTGTAGTTTCCAATGCTCATCACGTCCAGGCACATCCCACCAGTCTACACGGAATGGTTTATAATCATTCACACCTTGTTCTGCGCCTTGCCATAGATTATAGAACATATTACCAATGCCATTTGCAGTCGATGTAATAATAACCTTTGTATTCGTACCAGATGAAATAACCGGATATGTAGATGTATAGAACTCTGATGCTTTGTCAACAAATGCAAACTCGTCAAGATACAATAACGAAACAGATAGGCCACGAATAGAACTACCAGACGTAGCAGCAGCCAGTATCCGAGAGTTATTACTAAACTCAATAGATCCTTTGTTCAATGCCTTTGTACCAGGTTGTAGAAAGAACGGTAGATTCTCTAGCATCAATGTAACTCGGGCTAGCATCTCACGAGCCGTTGCGCCTTTGTTTGCTAATATTGCAATAGTCTTTTCTGTATGAAAGAGAGCATACCATAGTAGATATGCAACCGACGATATAGATTTACCAGACTGACGACAAGCTAGAACAATATTAAACCTATGCTCATCATATGATTTAAACATTTGTTCTTGATAAGGATATAAATCAAAGGGCACAAGACCCTTATCTAAGTTTATAACTTTACAATAGGTTCCGGCAAAGTACGCAGGATTCTTCATGCATTTTTGATATTCTTTTATAAGGTCTTTATCCCACTCAGTATCTACACCGTCCCGCTTTACATTGGGATTGCCTAAATAGGTGGTTTTATCAGTTGTTATCATCTTTATTTAACTGTGGTGTTATATCTACCACGTTGCTCATTTCATCATTATCTTGTAACATTCTCTGTAGTTCTGCTGTAGATCCTACAAATAGATTGTTTGTAGTCTTTTCTATTTTCTTAATCTCATCTGCAGATATATCTTTATTCTTTTTATTTAGATCCATAAGCTTATCGTTTACTTCTGATACATTTTTTATCATACCAGATAACACTTCGAATGCCCGCGGGTGCTCGGACTCACGTGCAACTTCTAACATCAGATCAAGACTGTCTTTACCTTTTTCTATAAGATCGTAGTATGTTTGTCTAGAATAATTATAATCATTAGATATATTGTCAGGTTCTTTTGTCATGCGCTATCAACCATATTTGTAATCGTTGTTGTAAATCCAAAGTCACTATCAGCAGAAACATTAAGAGGATTCGGAAGTACTGTGATTCTAGAAACTTTTCTATCTGAATCTGCTGCAAGTCCATTTGGAATATCCATTATATAATTTTCAACATCTACTTTACGTATTATCTGAGTATTTATAACTCCAGCATAGAAGTTAGCTTCCATTTCAAAGTCTAGCTGATATACAATAGTTCGTCTTGCATCCATCGCACCTTCATAATCATCAGAATAGCTCATGCCAGATAATGTAATTGGGACATCTTCTATTATGTCTTGATATGTGCTAAATGGTTTAATAGTCAACGAGTATTGAGGATTAAAATATGGAATGATTTGTTCTACTATTTGCAGCGCGTCATCTTGTTGCTTTGTAAATATATTTAATTGCATTGAAAGATTGTAAGGAACAGGTGCATAGAACTTCATTCTATCACTATCAGTTAGACCAACTCTACTAAAGTTCCCGGTCTTTTGTAATTGTCTTTCAGGCGCATAAGTATATGCTAATATCTCAAATGACATACGTGGTAACTTAAGTGCAACCTTATTTTCTGTATCTAAATCAGCATGCTCTCGAATACGTTCAAGAAACTTTGCCTTAGGTGCATATGATAATGGCACTTTCTTTGTATTGATGACAGCACCAGCACTGTTTTTATGCAAAATGTATATGTTATTAAAAAGTGAACCAAACATAGCAACACTTTTTCGTATACGTTCATGGTAAAAATATTCATTCAACATTTACTGTACATCTCCAAATGGATTCGTTTCACTAAAATCTAAGAAACTCATCACATCATTTGTTGTTTCAAATGTACTATTCTGCTCATTCTTAGATTCTACTATTTCTTCACTCACGGCAGTAGTAGTTGTTATATTACCAGAGCCTCCAGTCGCGATTGGTGAACCAATAACTTGTCTACCGACAACTGGTAAGTGGAATGCACCATCGTCTGCACCGAAGTTGACCAAATGCATAACATTATCTGAATCACTCCAAGCTGCAACTTCACCTGTAAGTATTGTACCATTAGCAAATGTCTGAGTAATATTTTCACCGACAGTAAATCCGCCAGCTGTACCATCACTATCCATTGTAAGATAAGCACGGTATCCAAAGTCACTCTGAATACTATTAATTGCTCCTACACCGGTATCAATATCTTCTCCAGAGTATTCGAATAATTGACAACGCATTTTATATGTAGGAAGATTACTTAATTGATAGAACGGTGATTCATGCTCAACATGCATGATCTCAAATAATTTATTTGATAATTCTAAATAAATAAGATCACCTTCTTTTGGTCTTAGAACGGTAATGTTATTATTAGCAGAAGAAACTGTTTGAGTCCATCGCCTACGTGCAACGATGAATGTAGCTTCATCTCTAATCTCTACACCAAATTTAGTAAAGAGATCTCCTTCACCATCAAATCCATCTGTGTTTTCAAGATACATTTCTATTTTATATGAGTTACCAAAAGAACTTGCTACTGCTTCACCAAGTATAGTGTCTTCATTTACAATAGTACGTGGAAGATAATAGACATCTTGTCCATAGATCTTCATTGATTCTATGATTATGTCTTCGTAAAGATTTTGTTCTGATCTGACTTTTTGGCTGAAATGTGGACTACGTGCCATATGATTATCCTACAAATAAATCTACTGGCATTTCGTGTTCTAGTCTTATTCTTTCTCTTAGCCTATCTATATCGTTTGTTGCATCATCATATATCTGTCTACCGTTGAGCGTCACACCACCCGGGAGTACCATACCTTCAAACTTAATTAAATTTTGACCCCATTGCTGTTTAAACAATGCAGTTGTATATTCTTTTAACCACAGATCATTCCATACACTGGTATAATCTGATTCATTTATTTCTTTATAAACTTCTGCAACCATGTACTTACCAGCAATTAAATCTTTATCTGCAAAGTCTCCGTGCACATATAGTCTATTTTGCTTACGAACAAATGTTGTCTGAGG